CATAAATACTTAAAATAAAAGCAAAGATTTTACAACATGGCTTCTCCTGTTATTCAGTTTAAGAGAGGTGCTTTCGCTAGTTTGCCAGCGTTGAAAGCAGGGGAACCCGCATTCACCAATGACAAGTATGATTTATACATTGGATTAGATAATAACTCTTCAAACAACAAATTTTTCGGTTCTCACCGATATTGGTTGAAAGAAACCGCAACAGCTGGATCAGGATTGAATCTAGTTGAAGGCACTAATAATGGTGTCCACGCAATATCAGTTAAATCTCCTGCATCGTTGGCAGCAGATTATTCGGTCACATTCCCTGATGCTCAGGGTGCTAACACAGCAATATTACAGAATAACGGTTCAGGAGTCCTAAGTTGGACTGTTGGACCGACTTTTGCTGGACCAGTTACTATTGCTGATACTACAGACTCTACTAGTAAGGATACTGGTGCTCTGATAGTTGAAGGTGGTGTTGGTATAGAAAAGAGTGTTCACGTTGGTGCTGCTCTCTCTGTAACCGATAGACTTTTCGTTGGTGGGCAATCAGAATTTATAGGTGTTGCTACATTCCGTGGTGGTACAGTTAGACTTGGTGATGCTGCTACTGATGATATTGTAGTCGGTGGTGAATTTGCTTCTAACTTAGTTCCTACTAGTGATGATGGATACGACTTAGGTAGTAGTTCTCAACAATGGAGACACTTATACTTAGATGGTACTGCTGATGTTGATAGCATAACAGCAGCTGGTATTTCTACTTTTGCTGCTAATCTTGATGTTAACGCTGATTTAGATGTTGATGGTATTTCAAATCTAGATGATGTTGCCATTGCAGGTGTAGCAACTGTAACTGGTAGAACAGACTTAAATGGTGATGTAAATCTTGGAGATGCTACTGGAGACACTATTACTGCTACTGGTAGATTTGATAGTGATTTGGTTCCTTCTGCAGATGGTGCCAGAGATTTAGGTGCGTCTGGACTTGAATGGAAGGATTTATTTATCGACGGTACAGCAAATATTGATGCATTAGTTGCTGATACTGCAATTGTTTCAGACTTAACTGATAATAGAGTTGTTGTTGCTGGTACTAATGGAGAACTAGAAGATAGTGCAAGTCTAACCTTTGATGGTTCGACACTTGCCGTAACTGGTGCTCTTACAGTTTCAACTAACGCTACTATAAGTGGTAACCTGACTGTTCTGGGTACACAATCAATATTGAACACAGAGACCTTAAAGGTTGAAGATAGTTTGATTGAAGTTGGTCTTGTTAATAGTGGTGGTTCACTGGTAGCACCAAGTTCAGATGCCAACATCGACGTTGGTGTCATAATGCATTATTATAGTGGTTCTGCTAAGAAGGCTGCTCTATACTGGGATGATTCTGTTGCTAGAGTCGTTGTTGGTTCAGATGTTTCAGAATCCACTAGTGTTCTAACTGCTGCTGCTTATGCTGCATTAGAAGTTGGATCATTATGGATTAAGGATGCTGTTGGACAAACAGAGACTATTGGAGTCAGTGGAGGACAAAGAATCCTGCATAATATCACTGTAGATGGTGGAGCATTCTAACGCTTAAAAAATAACTTATAAATATAGGTGGGAGCAATCCCACCTTTTTTATTATATGAACCCATGAATGAAACTGATTATAAAAATTTGATAATAACATATCAGCAAAAGTCTTTTGATTTATTCTCACAAGTTGTTGCTCTAGAAGCAAAACAAGCTACATTATCCCAATTAGTTAAAGAATTAACAGAAAAGGTTGAAGATTTAACTAAAAAGTTAGAGAGAAAAAATAGAGGAACTAAAAAGCAAATCGCAGCGAACGTTGACTCTCAGCAATTCTAATGGCAAAACCAACCACAAGAAAAGAACTTGTACAGTACTGTAAAAGACAGTTAGGTGCTCCTGTCTTGGAAATTAACGTTGATGATGATCAGATTGATGATTTAGTAGATGATGCTTTTCAGTATTTTAATGAAAGACACTTTGATGGTGTTGAGAAAATGTACATGAAGTACAAGATTAGTGAAGAAGATATTAATAGAGGATCAGCAAAAAATGAAACAGGGGTTGGAATTGTAACTACTACTGCAACATCGGTGAATAGTGGTGCAGGTACATTTACATCTAGTTGGTATGAAACATCTAATTTCATACAAGTTCCAGATTCTGTGATTGGTATAGAAAAAATCTTTAAGTTTGATACTAGTTCTATTTCTGGTGGAATGTTTAGTATTAAATATCAATTATTTTTGAATGACTTATATTATTTCAATTCAATTAATTTATTGCAATATGCAATGACAAAATCTTATCTGGAAGATATTGATCATTTACTTACAACAGATAAGCAAATAAGATTTAACCAGAGACAAGATAGATTATATTTAGATCTGGATTGGGGTGCTCAACAGATTGATGATTGGATAATTATTGAATGTTATAGGGCATTAGATCCTGATACCTTTGCTGGAGTATATAATGATAGTTTTGTTAAGAAGTATTTAACTGCACTTATTAAGAGACAGTGGGGACAGAATTTAATTAAGTTTAAGGGAACTAAATTACCTGGTGGTGTTGAACTTAATGGACGTGAAATTTATGATGATGCAGTACAAGATTTAGCAGACATTAAAGAAAGAATGTCTACAGAATACGAACTTCCACCATTAGACATGATAGGATAATATGGCACTCAATCCGTTTTTTCTACAAGGTTCTCCTGGAGAACAAGATTTAATGCAATCGCTCATTAATGAGCAGTTGAAAATTTATGGTGTTGAAGTTACATATATCCCAAGAAAGATTGTAACTAGAAGTACTATTTTTGAGGAACTTGAGAGATCGAAATTTGATGACAATTTCCTATTAGAAGCATATGTAGATACTTTTGATGGATATGGTGGACAAGGTGATATAATGACTAAATTTGGTTTATCCTTGAAGGATGAATTGACTTTATCAATCTCTAGAGAGAGATTTGAAGATTTCATTGCTCCATTTATGGAAACTATGCCTGATGATGAAATACTTATAGACACTAGACCTAGAGAAGGCGATTTGGTATATTTCCCATTGGGAGGAAGATTATTTGAAGTTAAGTTTGTAGAGCATGAAGATCCTTTCTATCAGTTAGGTAAGAATTACATTTATAAACTTCAATGTGAACTCTTTGAATATGAAGATGAAGTTATTGATACTTCTATCGAAGCAATTGATACTAAGGTTGAAGACCTTGGACATATAACTGATTTAGCATTGATTAAGACAGCAGCTAATGCAACAGCAACTGCTATTATTGGTACTGGTGGAGTTGAACAAGTTTTCTTAAATGAAGATGGTTCTGGATACACTAGTACTCCTACAATAACCTTCTCTGCGCCAAGTTCTTTACCAGGTAGTGGAACAACTGCTACTGGTGTTGGTATTCTTACAACAAGAAATAATACCACTTCACTTGAGTACATACGTATGACTCATATGGGTGTTGGGTATGGATTAACTGCACCAACTATAACCATTAGCGGAGGTGGAGGAGTAGGTGCTGCTGCTACTGCTTCAGTCATACCTTTAAATTCTAAAGGTATACAAGAAATTAGAATAACTCAACATGGTATGGGTTATGATACTGTTCCAAGTGTAGCAATAAGTCTTCCATCTTTAACTCCAAATCAACCAGCTTCTGTGATGCCAATCGTTGGTACAGCATCATCTCAACCAATAACAGGATTCTATATACTTGATTCTGGTTATGGATTCTTCTCACCACCAACGGTTACAGTTGGTACTGCTGCTACAGTTGGAGTTGGAACATTCTGGTTCAATGAAGAAGTAGTTGGGCAGATATCTAATGTTGCCGCAAGAGTTAAGAATTGGAATGCAGACACTGCAATTCTTCAAGTTGGCATTCAAACTGGAACCTTCTCTTATGGAGAAAGGATACTTGGAATGAAATCTGGTGCTAATTATGAATTATCAAGACCAGGCACAGCAAGCACTACCACAGATAAATATTCTCAGAATGAAGATTTTGAGTTTGATGCTGATCTCATACTAGACTTCACAGAGTCGAATCCATTTGGTACATATTAAAGAAAATGTTAGGAACCTATTATTATCACGAAATTATAAGAAAGACTATTATTGGTTTTGGTACATTGTTTAATGCAATTCATGTTAAACATCATGATCAAGCTGGCAATAATGTAGTTCAAGAAATGAAGGTGCCATTAGCATATGGACCATCCCAAAAGTTTCTAGCAAGATTGGAACAACAACCAGATTTAAATAAGATGGTTGCTATAACATTACCAAGAATGTCATTTGAGTTGACAGATATTGAATATGATGCAACAAGAAAGTCAGGTATTACTCAAACATTTAAGGCAGTTGATAGTAGAGATAGTAAGTTAAAGAAGGTTTATATGCCTGTCCCTTATACTTTGGGATTTGAACTTAATATCATGTGTAAGTTGAATGATGATGCATTACAGATCGTAGAACAGATACTTCCATATTTTCAACCATCATTTAATTTAACTATTGATTTAGTGTCTATTATAGGAGAAAAAAGAGATATTCCTATTGTTTTGAATAATATTTCTTTCCAAGATGATTATGAAGGAGATTATGCTACAAGAAGAGCATTAATATATACAATGAGATTCGCAGCAAAAACTTACCTCTTTGGACCTGTCGCAGAGTCTTCAGAAGGACTTATCAAGAAAGTCATTGTGGATACTGCTATGGATACCAATACAGCGCAAGCTAAGAGGGAAATGCGGTATACAGTTGAACCAGATCCAATTACCGCCAGTCCTGGTGATGACTTTGGATTCAGTGAGACCACATCATTCTTTAGTGATTCTAAATCTTATAGTGCAACACAACAAGCTGACGTATAAAGAAAATGTCTAATTATGAACCTATTGACAATGCACTCAATATTGAGAGCAATATTGAAGTTAGCACTACACCAGAAGGTGGATGTTTAAAGAGACAAGATGCTCTTACAAATGTTACCCATGATGTTGATAAGGATTATGAATATACTCGTTCCAATTTATATTCACTTATCGAAAAAGGACAAGAATCTCTTAATGGTATTATGGAACTTGCAGGTGAAAGTGCAAGTCCAAGAGCATATGAAGTAGCAGGACAGATTATAAAATCAGTTGCTGATACTACTGATAAGTTAATGGAACTTCAAAAGAAAGTTAAAGAGATTGATGGGGACAAAGGAAAACCAACACAAGTTACTAATAACGCAGTGTTTGTTGGATCAACTTCCGATTTATCTAAAATGCTTAAAGATGGACTTTTAAACAATGACAAATAATAATACACCTTGGGAAGAAGATAGTGTTCAAGTTAATGATGCTGATGGTAATCTAGCATTTGAAGTAATTGATTTGGTTAAACCAGATAAATTAGTTCCTACTTATGTAAAGGGTGGTGAATATTCAGATTGGAGGAAAGATTTAGATGTCTGATGAAATCTATCTTGGTAACCCGCTTTTAAAAAAGGCAAATACTTCTCATGAATTTACAGAAGAGCAAGTCATTGAATTTATTAAATGTAAGAAGGATCCAGTATACTTTGCTCACAATTATATAAAGATTGTTTCTTTGGATGAAGGACTAACACAGTTCCATCCTTATGATTTCCAAGAGAAGTTAATTAGAAACTTCCACGAACATAGATTTAATATATGTAAGATGCCTAGACAGACTGGTAAGTCTACTACGTCTGTATCTTATCTTTTACATTATGCTGTATTCAATGATAGTACTAACATCGGTATTCTTGCTAACAAAGCAGCAACTGCTAGAGATTTGTTAAGCAGATTACAGACTGCATATGAGAATTTGCCTAAATGGATGCAACAGGGTATAATATCCTGGAATAAAGGTAGTTTAGAACTGGAGAATGGATCAAAGATACTGGCTGCTTCTACGTCTGCAAGTGCTGTCCGAGGTATGTCGTTTAACATCCTCTTTCTCGACGAGTTCGCTTTCGTCCCGAATCACATTGCTGAGTCGTTCTTTGCCAGTGTTTATCCTACTATTACTTCTGGTAAATCAACGAAAGTAATAATGGTATCTACC